GATGGCAACATCCGTTCCCATGCCTATGGCGGCTCCGGTGCCGAGGGCTCCGCTGATAAACTTGGCGGCTTCGGCTCCGCCCTTCTCGGCGCGGATGAGGTTGGCGGCGTTAGCCAGGCGCGAGACCGAGACCGGAGTCGGGGCGAGGATCGAGACGAGTTGGCCGGCGGAGTTGTAGCCGGGGGCAAGTTGGTTGGCAGCGTAGAAACTATCGAGCAGATCGCTCTCCTTAGCCGAGGCTTCGAGGGCTTTGTCGTAGGCGGCTCCCACACCTATGGCTGTGCCTGTGCCTGCGAGGATGCCGACGCCAATAGCGCCGGGGCCGGTGGGGATAGTGAGAGCGGCGGCGGCTGGGGCTGCGACGATGGCGGCTCCCGTCTGCATGGCTCCTTTGAGGAGGCCGGAGGCGGCGGCTTTGGCTTCGGGGTAGGCACCGGCGCGGCGCTCCAGGTCGCGGCGGGCGGCGGTGGCTTTCTCGACGCTGGGTATGTAGCTCTGGCTGGCTTCGTCCCATTGGTCCACCGTGCCTTTGAGGAGTTCGGTGTAGTTCGTGGAGTCGATCACGCCGAGGTTCCACATTTGCTCCACGGCCATGTTGTAGCGGGCGGGGTCGATGTAGAGGCGGCCATCGAGGGTCTTCCACGGCGTGCTGCCCTGGGGAAAGATGCCTTCCTTTATGCCTTGGTCGTCGGCGGCTTGGCCTTCAGCCTCGGCATCGCGCAGGAAATCAATCGCCTCATCCGGCTGCGGCACAGCGGATGGCACGGCGGCGGGGAGTGCGGGGTCAAGAGTTTCGGGAGGAACAAAATTTTCAGCAGCATTGAAAACTTCTGGAGGGGTAAAATCCTCTTCAAGAACTTCAGCGGGTGCCCAACTCATTTCTTGGTGTAGGTCTTGCCGTTCCAGGTAAAGGTAGATCCTGGTGCAAGGGCGTCGTATTGAGCCTTGCTAATGTTTCCAGAAGGAGTAGGCATGGGGTTTGGAGGAGGTGTTGGCGATGGCGTCACGCTGGGCGTGGGGGATGGCGTAGCCTGTGGCGTGGGAGCGGGTTGCGAGGCGGCCGCTGCGCTCACCGAGTTGGTCGGGTCGATCTTGCGGATCTTCTCGCTTTGAAAATCCGCATCCTTGAGCAATCGCGCTTTAACCTTCTCTGGGTTTTCTCCTCCAAAGAAACTATCTGAAGGAACCCACATTCCATTGTCGTCCTGGGTCACTTTCTTATTAGTCGGAATAGCGTTGACTTGATTCAACTCGTTTTGGATGCGCTGAAGCTCGATGTGCGCCTGGTTAAATTGCACTCGGTTGTCTTCCGAGATTTTGGGCTTACCAGTTACAGCGGAGCCTGAGTATTTATCGTAAACTTGGAATGATTCTCCGGTGAGGGGATCAATAGCTCGCAAGCCGTCAGCCGTTTCCCTGATTTCGCGTTTTTGCGGCTCTACTTCCTTAGCCGCCGGGATGATCTGGTTGTTCACCATGTCCACCTTGCGGCCGTCGCTGGTTGTTATAGTCTGGACTTGGGTGGCGCGGGCGCGTTTCACGCTGTCCTGGTAGATGCGCACGGCGTTGTTGGAGGTAATCTGACCGCCGGAAGACATAGCGGCACGGACAACTTCCTTCTGGTGCGGAGACATGGCTGCCCATTGCTCTTTGCTTGTAATGCGAATGCGTCGGCCCGCGGCAAGCTGTGCGGCCAAGTCGTCCAACGGCTCTTCTTCCTGCCCGTCCATGGCATCCATCGCGCTGCCGACAGGCTGTTGTGCCGTGGCGGGATAGCTGGGGTCGAGAGCCGATAACGCCGCGCCGGTTGGAAGAATGCTATTCGGGTCCGCGTTGGGGTCCATCGGCGGCAGCGGCACGGTGTTTACATAAGCAGTTTGTGCTGGGGAGGCCATGTGGATATTTTACTGCCAGATGTCAATACCATCGGCGACTTCGACCGAAAGGGCGGGATTAGAAGTTCCTCGAACGGCAGCTTTCTGAGTGTAGGCGGCTCCAAGAGCTTCGTATTGCTTTTTGACCGTCTGCTGTTTCTGCATGTTTTCAAACTCAGCGGCGTGGGCCATGACTGCGCCGGACATTTTGTTGGCGTTGCCTTTGGTGTCTTCGAGAGCTTTAGCCAGGGAGATTTTGAATTTTTCGCCTTGCTCTCCGTAGTTGTCGGAGAGGCTCATCATGGCTTGGCCGCTTGCCATGGATTGCTCCATTTTGGCGTTGTCTTGATTGTTCTGTTCGACGCGCTTATTGACCATGCCCATGACGGTGTTGAACGAGGAGGTGAGGGAGTTCTGCATGTTTGCGACTCCTTGGGCGCGGAGGTTGGCGGCGTTGTTGGCTCCTTGGGCGTAAATCTCGGCGGAGCGGTCGGTGACGGCGGGGGCGTATTGCATGGGGGATTAGGTGGGGTTGAGGAGTTTATGGGCGAGGGTGAGTGGGACGGTATCGAAGCAGGCTCCGGTGGCGGCGTGCCAATCGCGGGCGGCTTGGCGGAGGGCTTCGCGCTGGGCGTGGGCGAACCATTGCTGGTCGGTCCAGGCGTGGTCGGTGAGCCAGGCTTGCGCGGCGGTGGAGTCGGTGATGCCGAGGCGCTGCCACATGCGGGTGCTGGCGGCGAAGATGTCTTCGGGTGTGGTGACGATGCCGAGGAGTTGGGCCAACTCGGAGACAAGGTGGCGGTCGGTGGCGAGGATGCGGTCGGCTTCGGTGGTGATGTGGTGCTGGCGTTGGCCGTCGCCGATAGGCAGGTCGTTGGCGAGGAGGGCGAGGAAATAGGCGCTGTGCGTGTGGAGGGGCGTGTCGCGCTGGAGGGGTGCGGCGACATGCTGGGCGTGGCGGATAGCTTCCTCTGCGTCGAGGGCTTTCTGGTCGCGGTAGTTTTCTCGGAGGAGGTCTGCTACGGGGCCGAGGGCTTGGCGCAGGCGAGGCCAACTGCGCTCGACATAGTATATGCTGCGGGCTGTGGAGAGGATGCCTGCGAGGTCGGCTGCGGGCAGGAGGCCGTCAGCGACGAGGCACTCGGCGGTGGCGCGGAGGTTGACGATTGGAATGGAGAGGGCGCGGTAGCCGTCTTCGGCATGGCCGTGGGCGAGGGCTACATCGGCATCGTCGGTGCAGGATTCGTCGGCATACCACCCGGCGATGATGCCGACGGGCTCGGCTCCATAGCGGGCGCACTCGACGGCGCGGAGTGCGCCGAGGCTGCCTGCGCCGATGACGCGGCATCCATGCTCGATGGCGAAGAGGATTTCCTTATGCCAAGGGGCGAGGCTTTGGTGAAAGAGGCCGTCGATGAGGAGGATGGTATCTGGGCCTTCCAGTGCGGCGGCGGCGATGTCGCCTTGCTGGGCCGGGGCGCGGAGGTCGGCATCGGCGGGGATATTTGCGGGGCGTGTGGGGCCGAGGAAGATTTTCATTTGGCCCTCCTGGCGCGGTGGCCTGGTTGCGAGTAGTCGAAGGTGTAGCCTTCCAGCGTGGGGGTTATGATTCGCACCACGGCGCATGGGTAGTCGTGGGTGAACTCATAAACGAGTGGCTCGGGGATACCTGCGGCATCGAGGAGAGTGAGCAGGGTGTCTATGTCTGCCTCAAAGGTGTCGCCGGATCGGTCGGGATGGGCGTTTGCGCTGGTGGTGGTGTGCTTGTAGAGGCGGGCAAGGATTGCGGATGAGTCGGTGGCTTTGACCTTCTCGTAGCGGGCGTGGAGGAAGTCGTCGCGACTTCCGGCGATCCATACGGCGCGGGCTTGGATGGTCTCGGTGAGAGCGCGGGCTTGGGCCACGGCTGGATCGAGGTGGGCGGCGTAGCCTTTATTGACTCCGCAGCCGCTCTCGCAGTCGATGAGGTAGGCTATGTAGGTGGGCAGGCCGATGTCGCTGGTGACATCGAGGAGCACGGGGGTGATGTCGGCATCGCGCAGTGTGCGGACGAGGCGGGCTACGGTGGGGTCGGTGATGGTATCGAGATCGACGCGGGGGAAATCTTGCAGCCTGTGCTGGGCGATGGCTGTGGCGTCGCGTTCGATGCACTCGTAGAGGCCACCGGCGACGGCTTCGGCGTAGGTGTTGCCAGAGGAGAGGCCGTTGCTGGTGTAGGCAAATGGCAGGCTGGTAAGCGGAGCGGGGTCTGGACGGGCGAGGAGGCGCACGGTGTCGGTGGGCACCATGCGGGCGGATCCACTCTGTAGGCCGCGCACCTCGGTCCATGGCATGAGGGCGTGGGGGTGAAAGACAGCTCCCTTGGAAAGCGGCAGGCGTGTCTCGGCTTTGTCGCCGAGCTGCGCTGCGGTGGCGAGGATGTGCCGAGGGCGGCTGGTCTCGCCGACATGGCGCTCGAAGCCTTCCATCATGGCCGAGCATTTTGCTGCGGCGGGGGTGGCTCCTTTGCCGGAATCCACGGCCAGCACGATGGCATCTGGCCGGATGCACTGGGCGACACAGATGCCGATGCGGTCGAGCCCGGTGATCTCGGCGAGGCGGGTAATGCCTGCGGCGTGAAAATACGGCCGCATGCGCTCGAGCGTTTGCTCGGGCGTGCAGGCGCGGTGGGCTCCTTCGAGTCGGATTTTCTCTGTTAGTTCCAGGACCATTGAAGGGTGCGGAGCGTGAGGCGGGCGATGAGGCGGCGGAGTGGCGTGGTGATGGCGGCAGCGATGGATTGGCCGTGCTGGCAGTAGAGGCGGATCGTGCGGTCGCTGGCATGGCGAAGCATGGCGCGGCGGTATTCCACCCAACGAGTAGTGGCCGTGCCGAAGGCGGCGCGGGCTACCCAGCAGGCGGCAGCGGCGGCACCTATGACGGCGCTGGCTCCCATGGCTGCTCCATGGAGGCCCATATTCGCAGCGTTGTCGCTGGCTCTGGCTCCCATGTAGGCGCTTTGCAGAGAGGCGTTGTTGTTTTGCACGGTGTTCCAACGAGAATCGAGCATGGAGGCGTTGACGCCTGCGACATTTCCGGCCATCTGCGTGGCGTTTGAGTAGGTGTTGCCGATCATCTGGCCGGAGTTGCCGAGGGTGCTGGCTCCCATGCCGAGGGCTGGGTTCATGGCGCGGGCGTAGGGGTCGATGGTGATGTTGGCTCCGGCGAGGCTGCTACGGAGGTTGGCTTGGTTCATCCTGGTGTTGGCGGACTGGCCGAGGATGGTGCCGACTTGGCCGATGCGGTTTTGCCGGTTGCCGACGAGCATTTGATTGGTGGATCCAGCGAAGTTGCGGCGGTCTGCCTCGCGTTGGGAAGCGTAGGCATCGCGGTTAAGCACTTCGGCAGCGAGGGCGGAGTTGCTGACGCCGAGGCCACGGGCAGCCATCCCGGCGCGGGCTTGCTGGGTGGCTTGGCGCTCCTGCTCGGGGGTGAGGCTGCGGCCGAGGGCGAGTTCGCTGGTGGCTTGGCGTTGGAGCTCGCGCTCGATGTCGGTGCCTTCGAGGTCGCGGGCGGCTTGGTAGCCGAGTTGCTCGGTGTAGTCGCCGATGCGCCCGAGTTGGGTGGCTTGGTCTTCGGCGGCGATGAGCTGGTCGGTAGCGCGGCGGGTGTAGGCGTTGTTGTTGCCAGAGAGGCTATCGGAGAGTTTGCCAATCGTGCCGAGCTGAAGAGCTTCGAGTTTCGGATAGGCTTCGATCTGCGCGTTGAGCTGGTCGCGGTAGTCCTCTTTTGCGGATGCACGCGATTGCGCCATCAAAGCGCCGTAGTCGATAGGCTGCGCTTGTGGCGGCGCTTTTTGTTGCTTGGGTTTAGATGCTGAGGAACCTCCCATTACGAAACCCTCCCTTCAACAAGGCCGACGCGGCGGGCGAGTTTGGCCCATGGGTAGGCGTGGGGTTGGAAGGAATTGCGGCGGTGCCAGATCGCCCACTCTTGGGGGTGCGTGGCGACGCGGAGAAATTCGCGGACGGGGTTCGCGTGGCCGACTGAGGCGGCGAGCTCGACGAACCAAGCATTTGGGGGGAGGTCGTAGGTCATGGTGTTGGTATCCGGGGAGTAGTGGACTTCGTGGGCGAGGAGGAAGACTTGCGGGGTGTTGAAAACGAGGCCGTGGGCCATGTGCCAAGCGAGGAGGGACTCGAAGGGTTCGGTGGTGTGTTCGTCATGCCAGTTGCGGGCTCGTTCCCAGGGGAGCATTAGGCTTTGATGCAATACAACATGGCGATGTTGCGCGGGCGGGTCTCGGTGGTTCCAGCAGGGGATTGGCTGGAAGTGGTGAATGCGTGCTGGTGGCGGGTGGAGGCCCCACCAGTTGAGGATGTATAAGTGCCTGTATATTGACCGCCTTGATTATAAACCGCACTTCCGCCTGTTACTGCACTTATAGGGTGCGTGTGATCCGGCGAGTCATTCCCTGTGGTGCCAGAATGCGTATGGCTGATCACTCCATCCGCTTGCTTGGCTCCAAAAGTGCCAGCGGCAACGCCATCGCTATTCGTTCCTGATCCTCGCACGAAATAGCCGCGCAAGTCTGGCAGGGTGAATGTGGTGCTGCCATCGCCAGCACCGTAAGTTGTCCCGATGGCTGCAAAGAGAGCGGCGTAAGTTGTGCGAGACACTGCCGATCCATTCGCGGCGAGCCATCCGCTTGGCGCGGTGTTCATGGCAAACGGCATGATGGCTCCGGTCGGCACAAGTGTGACGCTGGAGTTAAGTTTTTCCTGCGTAACCGCTCCGTTTGCAATTTTTGCCGTAGTCACATTGGCATCAACAAGATCAGCCGTAACTATGTTTGAGACTACTGGCGTAGCCGCCGAGTTGAGCTTTGCTGGGGTAACGACTTCATCGTTTGTAAATGTGTAGCCTGGGGTGACGGTTGCCATTTTTGAGTTTTAAGTTTTAAGGATTAAGAGGCGTCCTCTGTGTTCTCTGTGTCCTCTGTGGTTAGTTTAAGGTTCGGGTTTCGGCACTCACCGGCCCGTTGATTGTCGCCTCGGCACTGAGCGTGCGGAGGATGGGGCGGCCGGAGGTGGTGCGGAAGCGGAGGTCGAGGGCGGTTGCCTTGCAGCGCAGCGGAGCCTTCAGTGTGTAGTCCTCTTGGTCGGCGGTGGTGTTCACCAAGGAGGCGATCTGGAAATCGGCGTCGAAATCCGTCGTCACCGCATCGAGTGTGCAGGCGCTTCCGGCGGGCAGGACGACGCTGGCTTTGGTGCGGGTCAAGCGTTTGGCGTTGAGGCTGCCCCATCCGTAGCGGCGGGTTAGGAGACTGCCAAGGACAGGGGTGGTTCCAAGTCCGCTTTGGGTATCGTCGGCTCCGGTCTCTTGCTCATCGAGGAGGAAGAGCTTGCCGGTGGTGGTTGCGGCAAAGAGGCGGCGCTGTGTGCCGTAGTCCGAGACAAGCAGGCGGTTCAGCGGGAATCCGTAGATGTCCTTGGTCTCCCAGTTCTGGTTCAGCATGTTGAAGGCGAAGAGTGCGTTTGGCTCGGTGCTGTTGCCGAGCGGCACGGCAAGGTAGTAGCGGTTGGCAAAATAAATGCCGTTGCTGAGGTGCGCTGCCGGTGCGTTGATCTCGGCGATGAGATCGGCGATGGGGTCCGAGAGTGTCTGCGTGCTGCCGCGCAGTTTGAGGTCAAATTGATTGTCTAACCGGTAAACGCCGTTGTCCGAGAGGAAAAACACATACACGCCTGCGGTGGCGATGGATCGC